TCTTAAACACATGAACCCATTTTTCGGGATTGTTCCGGTGCGGCTTAACGTCAAACCGGTAACCTTCACCCAGCTTTGCCTCTGTTTTAAGTTCTTCAATTTTGTTGGCTAATCGCATGATTTCCTTTCGGTTCTCCATTGTCCGGATTCAGTAGCTTCCTCCTCCCCTAACTTCCAGACAGTCTCTTTCAACCATGAGGTTGTCGTCCGTACAAAGGTATCTGACCGTGTCTACCGGATCCTTGCACGCGCCACGGTCACTGTCTTGGTTGGTCCACTCTCTCATTGAGTAGATGATGTTTTTGCAGTTGGACGACACCAACAGTCGCGGTCTGTTGTCCTCATCAACAGGCTTGGTTGCGTCGAAGTACAAAAGATCATTGATCAATGCCACCCCCTCATCGACGCGCCGACCACTTGCCGGGTAACAGTGCATCGGTTCCATGCCGTATTCGTCGGAATGCAGCTTGTCCAAGATTGTAGTCCCATCAAGCTGGGTGCTGCCTGCCGCTCGTGGATCGATCAAGCGCAGGAAGATTTCCTCGCCACCCTCAAGTTCCTTGATCAACCGCTTGTATTCCCATATCGCCCTGCCGCCACCGCCTGACTTCTGTGCCGGTCCGGGCGAACCGTCAGCCTTGCTGCTGGGAATCGCCCAGTCGCCCATCGTTTGGTCGGGCCACTCACGGTAAATGTACAGCACCCCTTCGTGTACGCGCGCCCAACAGATGAACCAGTTCTTGGAACCCGCCGGGTCCGCTATCATGTAATTTACCCCATCAGTTGGTAAATCCGCATGACTTATGATGTGTTCATCACAGAACCGGGGGAACTGTGCGCCGCTGGTTGCCGTGGCCCAGCCGTAGGCACGAACCATGATCTCTCCATCGTGCAAGCCATGAAGCCGCTTCTTCAATTCTTCGTATGGATTGAACGGATTGTCTTTGGTTTGCCAGAAGACGGCGTGCGACTTAGGACGGCGACATCGCATCAAGTACGGCATCTTGCCTTCCGGCCCACTCGGAAGGTTCTTGCCGGGTAGCAGTTCCGAGTCACGCCACTCCAACACCTCGCCGCCTTGAATGAAATCCTTGACCGTGAGGCTGAACCCCTCGATTGGGGTGAAGCTGAGTAGAAGCTTGCCGGAGCGGGTCACAAGCCGGTAGCGAAGTGTTTCGAGTAGATCAAATGGAATCAACTCATCCGCCCAGGCAATGTCGATTTCCAGACCTTCAACCGTGTTCCTTTCCTGACTGTAATGAAGAAACCAGCACTGGCTTCCATTAGGCAGGATGAATGAGTTCTCAGTGAAACCTCCCTTCTGACTGTATGAGATGTTTTCGACCTTACCCTTAATCCGCTTCCGGTATTCCTGCGGAAGGTACTTCCAGATAACCGGCTGTTGATTCTGCAGGCTGGACTGATGTGTGGTGTGAAAACAGGCCACTCGTGACTTTGGCTTTTCCATCAACTGCTTCACGCAATACTTGGCTGCGAACTCCGTCTTGCTACTACGGTTCCCACCTGAGATCAGAAGTTCGTCGCTGCCTTCCAGCAGCTTCTCAGCCTCCTTCCAGTGGGATGGTTCATACCCGTATCGGTAAGGGTCGTGATGTTCGTGGTACAACATCTCGCCACGCTTCATCATAGCCAACCGGAAAGCCTTCTCACCTTCAGGTGTCTTGACCGCCAGTGCCGCGTCTTCCCTGCTTGGAAGCCGGTACACCGGGTGCTGGCGGTAGATGAAAGGTTCCAGATCGACGTTCACCGGCTAATCCGTCGTCACGATCTTCGGTTCCTCTGCCTCCTCACCAGCAGCGTCTGCCGGTCCTAATTCAAGTGCCGTCGCCAATACATTGGCTGCGTTCTGCACCTGTGCTTGCTGTGTGCTGGCCACTTGCAGGGCCAAGTTGATCAGCGTGTTCAACGCTGCCACCGACTGTTCTTTATTCTCACTCATCTTCGTTCAGTCAGGCGTATTTTCAACGCCTGTAAATAATGCCAGCAATCGACCAGTTCCTCTTCCATGTGGTCCAAGCAAACCTTGTTCACCAAGCAGCCGCCGTGTTCTTTCTGGCCGGCCAGATACTTCGCCGTGGCCAGTTCGTTGAACCGATCAACACTGCGCTTGGCAATCTCTTCCGGCTTTAGGTCGCAACTGGCCGCATCCAATGATGGTAGTTCGTCCAGCGTGCTGATCGTCTTAACCTCCACAGCTTGGCCTCCTCTTCGATGTCCGGTGGGTAATCCCACAGTGGCTGGTTTTCTTCCAGCTGCCTGTGGCTTGACCCTGCTTGGCCAGCCACCTGTCTGCTGCGCGATTGAACTCAGCGCACTCCTCCATCGTTGGCGTTGGGACGTGTGCATTACTCGCCGTACCGTGTAGTTCTATTCCGTTATGCTTAATCATATTACCAAATACCCGGATACCTCGGCGACCGGCCTGTCTGCCGGTACACGTCGCCATCCTTAATAAACTTAATTCGCATGAAATTCCCCCTCCTGTCCGGGCGCCATAGCAACGCGTTACGGACCCTCACGACCCTCTTGGTTCCCTTGGGGTCGATCACCTGAACCATCCTCGGGTTCAACCAGTCCCACCTAACCACGTCACCCTCCATGACCGCAGGGGAATCCTCCGTACCCTCTTCCAACCCGAAGTGCCTCTGTAACTTGGCCAAGCCGGTGGCGTGAATGATGACATCGCGCTCGTATCGCCAGTCAACCTTGGGAGTCAGGTGCGCCTTCCTAGCCGCAACAATCTGGCCTCTAGCCAACCCCCACGCAGACGGTAAATGGCGCTCCCGGACCTCCCCTACCTTGACCTCAATCACTCCCTGAAATTAGAGGACGACCACCCTGCTTATGAGTGCAACCGGGTAAACCAAAGAAACCCCGTAAGGTGGTCGTCCCACCTTTGCTAAAAAATTCTGTATGGCTAAATCCATTATGATGTTGATGGTGATCGGCTAATACCGACCCCCTCCCCCTACCGGCCTTTGTGGTATTGCCAGGTGTACCAGACTGCAACCGTTTTCCGTAGTTTTGGTAGACAAATTGGCAGACACCCAAAACCAGTCATTGAGTACCAGTGGTTTGCGTAGTTTCGGCTCCTGACTGGGAGTCAAGTATCTGTGCGTTCGCCCTCGGTAAACGGTCAAGAATGTCCTCAACTGCGTCCTGTTTGATGGAGATGTGCTTAACGATGGTTGGTGGTGTTGTCCCGGCGATCTCGTTCATTTTCGTAATGGAAACTCCTAGAACAATCGGTAATGCACGGTCCCCAACCTCATCACGTTCCAACCTCCCTAGCAGCCTGTCGGCAGCTGATTCGGCAACCTGACCAAGCTTCGTTGCCATCCTCAACTTGTGGGTCGGTATCATCTCCATGTGCCGTTGCCGCAGCACTGACACGGTAGACGGTGACACTCCGTAAGACTCAGCCAGATCGATTACCGTCCTACCCTCAATCAGTCCCTTCGCTACCAGCTGGTAGGTATCCGGGGCCATCTGGCACCCAACTCCCTTGTCCGGCTGCTTAACGACGTCTCCGTCGCTTACCGGGCCTTCTCCTTGACTCGTACTCATCGATGTATGTTTGCAGCTTGGTGGCTGCCTCCTTGGCTTCCTCCTCGCTGTTGAACTCTGTTTGTGTGACCGGCAGCGGCTTCCCTCGTTCAAGGCGTGGACCGACTGGGTTATCACCGGCGGCTGACTGACAGCGGACCGCAAACCGGGTTGTGTGGTTACCGCGGAACCGCTTGACGGTGAACTGGCATTGGCGTCTCATTGGGTTGTTATGAAAAGATTGGTGGCAAGCATTTACTTCGGCATTACATTATCTGGATGCATTTCGTATGAACCTTTGCCAACGAATCGACTAATAACAGAGGACGAATACAAACGCCGACTGAAGTCCCATGCAGGGAAAACGCAGAATCACCGGCCGGTCCTGATTCAAGATTCTTCGTCCGGTTCTGATTGGGAAAATTATACTTTTCCATTGGATGGTTGGGAAGCCGCTGGGATTGAAGACTAATCACGGCACACTTGGGTGGCACTACCATCACGCTGACTTCCTCCCGTACGACTTGGTGGTTGGCTTCTCGTCCGCCAACTCACGTTGGGCCACCAAGTCTTGGTGTTGCCGCCAATCCTCAAACCGGTTGAATGGTCTGTTAAAGCACAGGTCAAACTGGCTCATCTTGCCGGACCGGTTCTTTGCGACGAATAACTGGCACAACAGTCTACCCTTGTCGGATATGTTGAAGTCTTCACAGAAGATGAAGCCAACAATATCGCTGTCACTCTCGATGCTTCCAGACTCGCGAAGGTCGGCGAGGCGAGGCGCACGGTTGCCGTCGTTCTCGATCTGCCTGTTCAGCTGTGCCAGGGCGATGACTGGGATGTCCAGTTCCATTGCCATTGACTTCAACCCTCTGCTGATCTGGCCAACCTCGACCACGCGGTTTCCCCTGCTGTTGTTGGTGCCGACAAGCTGGAGGTAGTCAACGATGACCAGCTTGGCGTTGTCCCGGTGAACCATCCTGCGTGCCTGCGCCCGGATACCGTTGATGGTGATATCACTCCTCGGCTCGATCATCACCGGTGCTGCGTACAGCCGCGGCTTGTTAAGCGCCATGCGTTGCATTGCCGCGACGCGTTCCTCCTCGCTGTACTGGTGGCTGTAGAAGCTGTGAAGATTCACATCACTCATCGCAGCACTCATCCGTGCATTCAGTTCGTCGTCCGTCATCTCAAGCGAGAAGTAGGCAACTGGAACCTCGTGGGTCACCGCCAAGTACTGGGCGATGTTGGCTGCGACAGTTGACTTACCCATGCCGGGGCGGCTGGCAAGCGTGATCAGCTGGCCTCCACGCATCCCGCCAAGGGTGCGGTCGAGGTCATCAAACCCGGTAGGCAGTCCGTTGATACCGGTCCCTGAGTGGGCCTCTTCTAGGTTGCGTTCGATGCGGTCAAAGCTGGCCTTGCGATCTGCCGTGGTCTTCGTCTCGCGGAACTTGCGAAGCTGCATCACCCTCGACTCAAGGTCATCGGCAAAGTCATCGACATTGTCCACCTCTCCGGCCAGTCGGGTGATGTCCAACCCCAAGGTTTGGTACTCCCGAAGGCGCAGGTTCTTCTGCAACTCAGGCAGCCAGTTACGCCAGTTGTCGGCGAACGGCGCCTCGTCAGCCATGCCGACCAGCGTTGCTGCTGTCCCGCCGTTCTCCTTGAACTCCTTGTGGGTCTTGGCAGCGATGCAAAGCCGTTCAAGGTTGACCGGTCCACTGGCAACCACCGACTCCATCATGTCCCAAGTGACCTTGTGCAGCAGATCGTTGAACCAGTTCCGGGTAACGCCTTGAACAGACAGATCGTTGTAGGCACCAAGCACAGCACAGCCAAGCAACGCCTCCTCAACCCGCGTGTTGTGCGGGACTATGGAATGGCGACTGGTCATGCGGCAGACGTGCTTGCCTCCATGTCATTCTTCAGCATCGCCTCCTCGTAGGTCAGTTTCCTGAACCCCTCGTGACGTACTACCCGACCATCGCTGCCTTGCTTGAAAGTGGAGTTGCCAGACTGTGAAATCGGAACGAATGTTGTTTTTTCGTTCTCCTGCCAAGTACGCAAGGTTCCCTTCCAGCTGATGACAGGCTTACCGTTCGCCTTGATCCATTTCGTGTCGGTGTAGTAATCGATAAACTTATCAGCTAACCCTTTAGCATTCGGCCAACCCTTTTCAACCGCATAGGCAACAACCTCGTCCAAACCCGGTGGAACAAACTGCTTTGTTTTGCTAGTAGTAGTCTTATTAGTTTTCTTCTTTATATTAGGGGCTGCCGGTTTGGTTTCCGAAACGGTTTCCGTTTCACCAAGGTTTGGCCGTGCTGTTTTGATCGTGAATAAACGGCCATCAGTTCTGCAATCGCAATCAACCCAGTCAATTAAGCCTTCATTCTTCCACTTGGCCATGCGGCCATTCACCATGTGCCGGGTTAGCAGTTTCTTTCCCGATTTAGTTCCCGACCACACATTGTTCAGCAGCTGGCCTAATTGTTCGGTCGAAAATACCTGCTGGTTTGGCTTCAGCTTGATCGGCTTCCCGGTGAACTGCCCGACCACTTCACACTCCTCGTAGGCGAACTCAGACGCAAACACGACCCACAGGCCAAT